GGACAAAAAGAAATCGCCCACTTTCGTGAGCGACTTCTGCGGAGAGGTTTTGAAGATTACGAGACTAGAACGTAAGTCCTTACGCTGTCGACGTCATCAGCCCAAATCTCTTCGTCAGTTCCTTCAAAGCTGATTCGTGCTCCGACGCTACCGTCGCTTGCGTGCTCGAAGTAAGCAGTGTCGACAGTCGCAAATGTGATGTCAGACATTTCTGAGAAGATGGCGAAAGCTTCAGTCATGTTCTTTGCAACCACACACTCAGTTGCAACTTCCATTCCCTTGCCAATGTTGTTGATGTTCTTTACTTCTGGCTTCTTGATTGTCTTTGTCATGATGACTCTTTTCTTTCGTCGTTTCATCAAGCTTTTGCTTGATGAGATTACTCTATCACAGAACTGAAGCAAAATTGACACATTCGTGACACGTTACCAAGTCGTTATAATAACTTCACGTTGTTCATGTGCTCTCACTACTCATGTTCTAAATCAACGCGCGCGTGTTCACTCACTACGTAATGTTCGCGTCCTCTCACCGGCCGGTAGGAGCAAAAAATAATCATCGGACAAAAAGTTTGCGTCCGCACAGGCGCACGAGCCCGAAACGTTTCGCGCAGCGGCCTCCAGTAACCACTTCCTTCCTGGACTCCAAAAGCGGTGAGCGCTAAGGTATCATCTTTTCCTTCTGTACAAGTTTCTTCCGGCCTCGTGTACACTTCCCCATCGAGGTGTACAATGACAACATGGTAAACGTAGAGAGACGCCCGGCGAGAGGGCAAAATCTTCCGGGGCACGAGGTTGCGCTTTTGCACACCCTAAGTGGCAAAGCGCTTCACCAACGGTGTGCATTGTTGTTCTCACAGGGTTGGACGCTTCAGACAATAGGTGAATCGTTGAATCCTCCACGGCCTCGGTCGACAGTCCACGTTTGGGTCAACGCACAGCTTGCAGCCATTGACAAGGCAGCAGCATCGACCGTTGTGGCGCCAACGTACCCGGAGCGTGTCACCCAGAAAGCACCCCGGCCTAAACGAGTTTCTCCAGGTATCCCTGAAGATGCCCGCCGCCGTATCGCCGAGTTGGCTCCTGTCGCCAGAAGGTATCGAGCCAGAGTCGCACCGATGTCCCAGCCGGCTTTGGCCAATGGTGAGATGTCGCACCTCTGCAACACTTTGTACTCTTCAGGAGTAACCATCCGTGAGCTGGCGAACGCTGCCGGTGTCACTTACCGTGCTATGGCCCGCCGACTTGGCCGACCATCTGCTCAACCAAAGAGAAAGGCCGCCGGCCGATGAGAGTACTTCAAGACATCTTCCCAGCAGTGGTTTCGATGACCAGTACAGAACCGACTCCAGAGGCGCCCTTGACAGCATCTAACCCGGCAACGACTCTAAACGCTAGAAGACTAGACCGTGCCAGAGTCATTACCACCGATGAGCGAATCATTGTGGCCATGGACTCGCCAGAAGGCCCTGTCGTCGTGTTCAACCAGGCTTATGACCAAGACACAGCGCACATCGCTAAAGGCAAGTCCTCCGATTCAACAATGGTAACTCTGTACCAAGAAGACGCAAACCAGATTTACATTGCCTATCGCAAAAGTGAAGACTGCTCATGTGGCTCACGCCTTCGCGGCTGGCGCCCATTCGGTAGCACCTATTCCGTAACATCAAATCGAAACTAAGGAAAACACATGACACTTCCGTTTACTACGCCAGGAGATTTCGACCTGCTGAATCCTGTCGCACTAATCGTTTTAGCTCTCGCCGTCTATCGAATCACAAGGCTAATTACAACCGACCACATCTTTGATGTGCCACGTAATAAGCTGTTCGACAAGTTTCCACCTGACCGCTCATACTTCGGGTATCTGTTTACTTGCAACTGGTGCATGTCAATTTGGGTCGCATCACTTATAACTGTTCCGTATACAATAATTCCAGCGGCAACCATAGCGTTTTCAATTGTCTTCGCTCTCAGTGCCGTTGCCGCAATCATAGCCGCACGAGTTGATGAATAACATCAGTCGTTCCGTTATTAGAAGACAAGGAGCCAGTCTAAATGGCCGTATTTAGGCGTGATGACAGTCAGAGCGCATTCCGCACTCCACAGTCTACACCGCAGCCTCAGCGTCCTATCGTTGGAGGCCTTTCAAGCAGTTACACACCAGTTCCTGTTGCGCCATTCAACTCTCCTCGTGGGCTTACAGCGGCAGCCGTCCAGCTAAATGTTGCAGACAAGGGTGAAGCCGAGCGCTTTAGAGCTCGCCGCGCCAGTGGTGTAAACGGCTGGCAGTCAGAAGCCTGGGAGTACTACGACGCCATTGGCGAAATCAAGTACGCTTTTAGCCTTGTTGCTTCAGTCGTTTCACGAATCCGTCTTTACGCAGCCGTCGTTGACAATCCTGCACAAGCGCCTTCACCAATCCGTGACGTTGCCTCAGTCGACGACCGACTAAGCGCTGCAGCCGAACGTGCTCTACAGCGTCTTGACAGCGCCTACGGAGGCCAAGCAGGTCTTCTACGTGACGCTGCACTAAACCTTTCTGTTACTGGTGAATGCTATCTGGTACAGATTCCAGCTAGAGCCGGTCACGGTATCCCTGAAAGCTGGGACATCCGTTCTGTCGATGAGCTCTTGCTCGACCAAAAGGGAAACTACTTCATTCAGTCACGACGTGACTCTTCCGGTGCGTCAGCAGGCTCACAGCAAGCAAACAAGCCTGGCAACGTACTACTGCCAAAGGGTTCTTTCGTTGGTCGTATCTGGCGTGCGCACCCTCGCTACTCTGAAGAGGCAGACTCAAGCCTACGTGGTCTATTGGACATGTGTGCTGAGCTTCTACTTCTAAACCGTACCTTCCGTGCAACTGCGCGTTCCAGGCTGAACGCTGGCGCTCTCTACCTACCAGACGGCCTAAGCGTTGCAGCAGGGCCAGACACTAACTTCCCTTACGACCTCGACGGAGCTTACACCGACCCGACTCCAGAAGAGTTGCAAGACGAGTTTGAAGACCAGCTCGTTGACGCTATGACGACTCCGATTCGCGATGAGGAATCAGCAAGCGCTGTCGTTCCACTTATCATTCGTGGACCTGCTGAGCTCGGCGACAAAATCAAGCAGTTCAAGTTTGAGCGCTCATTTGACGCTAGCCTAGTACAGCGTGCAGACCGCGTTCTTGAGCGTATCTTGCAGGGTCTAGATGTTCCAAAGGACATCGTGACTGGCCTTGCAAACGTCAAGTACTCGAACGCTTTGCAGATAGATGAGGCACTTTACAAGGCGCACATCGAACCTCTAATGTTGCTTATCGCAGACGCAATCACTATCGTCTACCTACGTCCTTACCTCAAGGCTAACGGCTTTGATGAGGCAGCTGTCGACCGTATTGTCGTTTGGTTCGACCCTTCACAGGTCGCAACTCGCAACGACCGTGCAGCTGATGCTGACTCAGGCTTTGACAAGATGGCAATCAGCTTTGAGACTTGGCGCCGTGCTCACGGCTTCTCAGACGCAGATGCGCCAGACGCCAAGGAAGTTGCACTTCGTCTTCTATTCGAGAAGGCAGCTATCTCACCTGACTTGACAGAGTCTATGCTTGGCGCGTTGGCTCCTGAAGTTATGAACGCAGCTCGTGCTGCAAGCCAGGCAGCTAACCCTGCACCAATGCCACAGAACATTGCCGATGTTCTTGCTGGCAATCCTGCACCAGCAACACCTACCGAACCTACTCAGGAATAAGGAACATAAATGTACGAGGAAGAAATGTACACCGAGGACGACATGCCGATGCAGACTAGCGGCAATGAGCTACTAGCAGGTAAACTGACTAAGCTGCTTGGAACTACCGTCGTCTTTAAGTTTTTTGTCCAAGGCGCTCACTGGAACGTAAAGGGCAAAAACTTCAACGAGTTCCATGACTTCTTTGGTGAGATTTACGAAGACGCCGAAGAGGCAACCGATGAGCTAGCAGAGCTTATTCGCCAGCTTGACTACGACGCACCGTTTATGCTGCAAGACCTTGCAATGGTTTCAGCAATCCAGCCTGGAGCCTGTGAAAGCGACTGCGTGTCATTCACAAGAGAAATTGCCAACTGCAATGCCGTTATCATTGACTGCTTCAAAGAGGCGTTCGACTGCGCCGCTAATGAGTGCAACGAACAAGGTATTGCCGACTATCTTGCAGAGCGTATCAACGCACACATGAAACTAGCGTGGAAGCTCCGCGCAACATTGCACGGTACTTACTAAACAAAAGAGGCACTAACATGTCAGACACTCCTATCAGCTCGGGCGGCAAGCTTGTTCCTGAGGAACAAGACCTTGCCCGTGCCCTTATTCAAATAGCCGATAAATACGGTAAGTTCAATGAGGACCAGACTGGTATTTGGGCAGACTACCACGAGCCTGAGGACAACCCTTACGCTGAGATGGGTGTCAAGTGTGGCAACTGTGTTCTGTTCCGTGGAGGCGGAGTGTGCGCCGTCGTTGCTTTCAAAGTCGACCCAGAAGGCTACTGCCGCTTCGCAGTTTTGCCTGATGGTTCTGTAGACCCAAGCAAGGCGCCTGAAGGAACCAAACCATTTGAGCGCCACGAGCTTGCGCCTGTTACGGCCGACGCAGACTATGGCGACGCTTGTCCTCCTGCAACTCAAGACATCGTCCTCAACATTGAGAACCGTCAGAACGCAATCGACAATGTCGGCTATGGACCTCTAAACCCTGACGAGCCGAACGAAGAGTTCTGGCAGGACAAGGCAGACCGCTGGAACATTACTCCAGTAGAGGCCAGCAAGAGTATCTGTGGCAACTGCGTCTTCTTTGACCGTCGCCCTAAAACTCTAGACTGCATCGAGACAGGCATTGCCGAAGGTGGCTCAGGCGAGCAGAGTGCATGGGACGCAATCGACCAAGCTGAACTTGGTTACTGCACTGCTTTAGACTTCAAGTGTGCGGCAAGCCGTACGTGCAATGCTTGGGCAGCTGGTGGCCCAATCACAGAAGATACTCCAAAGGAAAACTCTATGATGGCAACCGCCGGGGCTAAACGCGCTCCTAAGAAAGACCGCATCTACGGCTCAAAGAAAAACAGCAAAGGCTCTGCATCAGGAACTCGCAAGATTGTTTTCTCTAAGAAGGTCGAAGACTCTCTAAAGGAAAAGGTCAAGAACCACAACGAGAAGGTAACAGCCGCAGGTAAGAAGGCAACTCTGTCAGCTCTAAAGGCTGCTTACCGCCGTGGTGCAGGAGCTTTCTCGTCTAGTCACCGTCCAGACCAGAACCGCAACTCATGGGCAATGGCCCGTGTCAATGCTTACCTTCACCTTCTAAAGACCGGGTCGCCTAAGAACAAGAACTACGTGCAGGACAACGACTTGCTACCATCTGGGCACCCGAAGTCGTCTCGCGGCTCTACGGCATCGTCTTTCTACGACGACCTAAACAAGTACCTAACCATCGAGCTTCGAGACGAAATAGATTACGAAGACCCAGAACACGCGTTGCTTGCTTTCGCTGAGTTCTCAGGACAGGGATACGAAATCATTCCAGCTCTAAGAGCGACTTGGTTGCGTGCAACACAGAACGACGAGTCTGCTTTCGAGCGGGCAAAAGAACTTGCAATAAATCTTTATGAAAGCCGTGACGCAGACCTTCTGCCACGACAGGGAAAGGCTAACTAGTGAGTAGCGACTACGAAAACCTAAACGTGCCGGAAATTGACGACACTCCTAGCATTCGAGTTCAGATAGCGGAGTTCGTACTTATCGCTAACGCACGCGCTCTGCCTGCTCGTCACGTTCCACTTACTGCTGCCCTAATGGTTGCGGACCGAGTACTTGCTCGCTCGTCATACACCGACCTGACCGCTCGTGCATTTGCAGTTGAGCGTGCGGTAGACCGATTCCTATCACTAGCGACTCTAGGCCCTCGTACAGGTGAAGCCGTCGAGCACCTTGACTTGCTTCCAGTCGCTCACCCACTTTCAACAGCGTTGTCACCACTTACTGCATCGGCTATTGCAGAAGCCCGTGCTGAATGGCTTGCCGCAGACCCTAGAATCAACGACGAGCTTCGCCCTCTTGTTGCGTCGGCATACACAATGGAGTTCGGCTCTATCGAGCGTACGCATGCTCTAGCGCGTCTAGAAGCTGCAGGAAATGAACTTCCGCTAGACCTTCTTGCACTTGTTGCCGTAGGTGGAAACTCATCAGCTGCTCGTAGTGCTCGTGCACGT